GATACAGATACTGCTATAACCTTTAGTGGTTCTAATGTTATTACAGTTAAAGCAGCAAATGCAGATCAGGTTACGTTTACGGATGGAGCAATTGTTCCTTCAACAGATAATGATATAGATCTAGGTACAAGCTCAACAGAATTCAAAGACGCATATTTCGATGGTACAGTAACTTCAGATGCCTTTGCAGGGCCATTAACAGGAGATGTTACAGGAAATGTTAGCGGAACTGCTGCAACTGTTACGACAGCAGCACAAACAAATATTACAAGCCTTGGAACTCTTACAGCTTTAACAGTTGATGATGTTGCTATAAACGGCAAAGTCATCACAATGACAGGATCTAGTAGTGATACGGCAGTATTTACAGCAGGAACAAATGGAACATTAAG